CAAAAAATGCAAAAAATGCAAAAAATGCAAAAAATGCCAAAAAACTATTTCTAAAAGAGGAGGTGGTGGTTGTGGAATGTGGGGCCCTTTTGAATTGTCAAATTATGGTGGTTTGGGTGGTTGCGGTTTTGACATCGAACCTAGACAACCAGAATATGAAGAAGGGACAAATCAAAAAGTACAGAAAAAAAATAAAAATGGAAAACCCAAATATTATACAATAAAAAAATATTGGGTGGATGTTACAGATATACCGGGTACAGATACAAAAAAAGTTACAAAAATTACAGCTCCTACTGCAGGAGAAGATGTTGATTTAAAAAAAGCTCAAAATGGAGATTTTTTTGCAGGTTCTAGATTTTCAGATGAGGAGCTTACCAAACCAAGTTGTTTATTTGAAATGTTTCCTTATGGTTTCTGGATTGGGAAAACAGGATATGAAAATATTTATAATTTGCAAAACAAAGATCAAATATATACATCAAAAGCTTATGATAAAAATAAACCACCATGCCCGCGAAAAAAATTTAATGCAGGTTTGCCAAAAGATGCAAGTACTATTACACAAGTAGCTGCTTATACTATGCATAAGAGAGAAATTTTAGAAATGCAGTTGCTTGAATCCCGTGATCCAAAATATTTGTGGACTTCTCGTCTGGATGTAAAGAATGACATTATAGATGCTAATGGGAAAAATATAGATTGCGGTGCTTTTAAATTTGGAAATTTTGATGTTATTCGATGGGGTGGAACGGGTGGCTATGGTTTTAATATTTGGGATGATAAGGGTAAAAAATTTTGGATAGAAATTGACCCTTTTTTAAATATTGCATTGGAAGTAAAAGATGAGTCTAATTGTACATTTGGTAATATTGGTTGTCCGTTAGATCATGATAAAACAAATACATTAATGAAAATAGAACCGGAAGAAGCTAGAACTCCTCTAGTAACACATCCGTTTTTTTTAAAATTATTTCCAGAAGGTTATAAACTATCTGAAAAAGGTGAAACTATAACAGATGAACCTAAATTAGTAGTAGTAGAATCAGGAGTAAAAGAAGAACCAGCAGCAAATGAACCAGTAGAACCAGGAGCAGCAAATGAACCAGTAGAACCAGGAGCAGCAAATGAACCAGTACCAGGAGCAAATGAACCAGTAGCAGTAGAACCAGGAGCAGCAGCAAATGAACCAGCAGCAGGAGTAATAGTAGAAAAAGTGGAACCATTACCAGCTTATTCTGCCGGTGGTGGTAGAAAAACAACAAAAAGAAGAAAAAATAAAAATAAAAATAAAAATAGTAAAAAAAGAAAATAAATATTTATAATTTATTATAAATTAAATAAAATTTAAAATAAATATAAAAGAACACATGCCAAATTTTAAACCAAAAACAGCAAAAAATATAAAATACAACAAAAAGGCTTCTATTACGCTAGATACAAAACACAAAGAATTTTTAAATGAATTCAGCAAAGACGAAGAAGATAGGATCCCTGAATTGAAATTAGAAAAACAAGTATTAAAACAACAATTGTTGCAAAAAAATACTATTGAACAACAGCTGGATATACAAGATAAAATAAATGAACTCAATCAAAGAATAAAAGAAATAAAATCAAAAAAAAAGGAATATTTTTTGGACAATTCCAAATATATTTTTGAATATTTTGAAAACAAAAAAAATATATCAGATGGAAATGCTGTAAATTCAACTGCAAATAATAAAACAAAAATGGTAAATAGTTTTTTTAAAATAAAACAAAATAATGAAAATACACGCGAAGAAAAAGTAGAAAATAACAATATTGTACAAAAATATTTAGTGAATATTGATAATGGTTTTTTGGATGTAAATTCTTTTGTTTATCAAATAGATATTTGCCAAGTCTGTTACAAAGGAGAGCTGATCCCATTGGAAGATGAAGGTATTTTGCTTTGTAATAATTGTTCTAGAAGCATCCCTTATTTAATTGAAAATGAAAAACCATCTTATAAAGAGCCACCAAAAGAAGTATGCTTCTACGCTTATAAAAGAATCAATCATTTTAAAGAAATATTAGCTCAATTTCAAGGCAAAGAAACAACTCAAATTCCTGCTGATGTTATTGAAAATATTAAACTACAAATTAAAAAAGAACGCATTGAATTACCTCAAATTACAAATATAAAAACAAAAGAAATATTGAAAAAACTCGGTTATAATAAATACTATGAACATATACCATTTATTAAAGATAAATTGGGAATTAAACCACCGATTATGTCACCAGAATTGGAGGAAACATTATGTAACCTTTTTGTTGAATTACAAGCGCCTTATTCCAGATATTGCCCGGATGATCGCGTCAATTTCTTGAATTATTATTACACTGCATATAAGCTATGCGAGCTTTTAGGCGAAGACGATTATTTAGAGCATTTTCCAATGTTAAAAGACCCAGAAAAACGCATGGAACAAGACGAAATATGGAAGAAGATTTGCTTGGACTTGGATTGGGAATATATACCGACAATCTGAAATATTATGATTTGTTATCAATAAAATGTAAATATATATAAAAAAATGCAAAATTAGCTAGCAAATAAATTTCACAATTTATTATATTTGTTTGTAAAAAAATTACTGCACATAATATTTCTTGAATATAAAAGGATAAATACAACAATAGATTGTTTCCTTTTTTATAACAATGATGAAACATAAATACTAAAATACTTGTAAAAACAACAAAACAATATACAAAATGAATAATGTTTGTGTGGTCATAAAATAATACTCCTACAATTCCAATTAAAATAGCAACTATAGAAAAAAAAGAAAATATATCGTATCTCAATAATTCATAAAAAATAGTAATTAAACCCATAATTGTCATATTTGTAAACACAATTTGATTACAATCTTTGTTTTTAAGAATACTTGAAATGGAACCATCGTTTATTGTATAATAATTATAAACATTATAAATAACATACATATACGTAAGAATCATAGATAGAAAAAGTGCATTTTGTAAATAGATAACAAACATTATATTTAAAAAAGTATTAAAGTTTTATATATTTATTCTAATATATAAAATGATTATGCAGAAAAATTTAAAATTTTTGTATACTAGTAGCAATATAAAATTATTTTATAGAAACTTTCTATTTTGGTTTCTGCTTAAATCATTTATTGCTAGTTATTATGGTATAAATATATATTTTGTTTTATGTGGATTTTTATGTTGGTCTTTTTGGGAATATATGTATCATCGTTTTGCGATGCATGGTTTAAAAAATACAATTTATTATTACAAAATGCATGGTTTTCATCATACATATCCAAACAAACCATCGCATATTCCAATTTTTCAATATATGATTGTTTCACCAGTGTTTTTCATTTTGTCTTATTTTATACATCCTGCCTTTGTATTTTCTTATTCTATTGGACATTTATGTGGCTTATATTGTTTTGAAAAAATGCATTATTATATACATAATGATGCGAATATAGAACAAATATATTCAAAATATCATATGTATCATCACAAAAATTCGAATAAAGCATTTTGTTTTACAAGCCCTTGTTTTGATATTTTGTGTGGAACGTTTCCAAAGAATCATTTTTCATACAATAGCATTGCCATTTTACCGATTCCTTATATTAGTTTTTTTGGAATTAAAGAAAAATAATACTTAATTAGGCTTATAAGGAAACAATTGTAATTCACGCGTGTTGTAAATGGAGAAATTGGGGTCATAATTATTGGCGCCTACACCGCTCCCATAACAAGTGCCACCTCTTTGCTTTTTTCTACAAATTTTTCTAGTTTTTCTACAATTTTTTCTAGATTTTCTACAATTTTTTCTACATGATTTCTTTGCCATATTATATTATAACCAGATTTTAAATATATTCTAAATACATTTAAAATAATAAAACGCAATACATAATTTCCGGAAATTTAACAATGTGGAATCAAAAATATAAGCATTTTTATATATGTTCTTTTTGAAAGAAATGAAAGAAGTATAATTATTTTCTTGTAGATCTTCTTTTTGTTCTTCTTTTTGTTCTTCTTTTTGTTTTTTTATTCTTTTTAGATTTTTTACGATGACGTCTTGTTTTGCCTCCTCTAATAGCGAGGAAAACAATAGCAATCCTCCCTAATATTTGGAGAACAGAAATAACTACAAAACCTACTATACCTAGTATACCTCTTAATAAAGTTTTTTGCTCTTCAGACAAATTTTCTAAATTTTTTGAATATTTTTCTTGAAAATCGTTCGTAAAATTTTTTAATCTATTTTCGACCCCTTCCAAAAGTTGAAGTTCATTTTCTCTCTCTTGTTTTTTACCACGATAGTGTTCATCTTCCTGTAATGTTGTAAGTCTTTCTAAAAAAATTTCTTGCTTTTTTTTAATACCATTAAAAAGTGTAGAAATCTTTTGTAAACTTTTTACATCAATACTACTAGCCTCTTTTTGTAAATTATCAGTTAACTGCAATATTTCATGCATATTCTCTTCAACATCAACAACAGCATTACTTGCGTGGTAAGTTTGATTATGAAATAATCTGTTGCTTAAACCAGATAGAGCTGTTACATTAAATTTTTTTTTAAAATCGCTATCAGGCAAAACACCAGGACTTCTGTAAGACATATATATATTTATAAATATTTTAATTTATAAATATCATGTAATTTTATAACATTTATGGTCTAAAAACCACCGGGGAAATGAACCATGTTCAAACCTATACCTAGTCCAGCTCCAGATCTAGCAGAAACTCCCATCGAGGGCACATAGGTGTCAAGGATGCTAAACGTAGCAGCGGCAGTCAAGGCGATCAAAACAATTTCCTCGACGTTTAGAGAACGTTTAGGAATAGCATAAGCAGCAATAGCGACCATAAGACCTTCAACAAGATACTTAATAATTCTCTTAACTAGTTCAGCAACATTAATTCCGGACATTATAATAAATAAAAAGAAAAAAATATATATTGCGATTAAAAACTTAAAAATAAATAATTTTATTAATAAAATGGATCGTTCTAAAGGCAAACATTCAAAGAATTCTGGTTTTGAGAGAAAACAAATAAATGGGAAACAAAATCCTAAATATGTCGATTTATTGGAAGAAGATAAGCCTATTGCTGGACAAAAATTTGTGTGTGTTTCATTTTGTTCACCTGAACAAATTTTAAAACAAAAAGAGATGTTTTTTTTCGAAGAATTCCTAAAGAAGTGGGATTTAAATAAATCGATGGAAAAATTTGTGCAATTTTTAAATTTTATTTCTTTTAAATACAATATTTCCTTTGATGACGTTTCAAATGATTTTAAAGATTTTGTAAAGGAAGAAAAAGATTCTTTGGCAAAAACAACTTTTGAAGATGAATACAAAACATTTTTAGACAACAATGAAGAAGACTTGCAAAAGAAATTTGATATTGCACATAATTTCCAAACAAGTACACGTGGTATCAAAGTGCGCGGCTCCTATCCCACGCAACAAGAAGCCGAATTGCGCGCTAAATTGCTGAGAGAAATTGATGATAAGCATGATATTTTTGTTGGTCCTGTGGGTTTATGGATGCCTTGGGATCCAGAAGCTTATAAAACTGGTCGTGTGGAATATATGGAAGACGAGTTGAATCAATTGATGAGTGAAAAGAAGAAAAATGAGGCAAATGCAAAAAGTACATTTGAACAGCGCGTCAAGGAATCGAAACAAAAGGCCATCGATGAAAATATCAAGAATGCCGAGAAGTCTGGTAATACACTAACACAAACTATCGATGAACAAGGTAATTTGATTGGTGTAAATAATGTAAATACTCAAGAGGTTGTTGCATTAAAGGATCAAGAAAACATTTCTTCTGCGGATATTTGTAATGAATTGTTTGAAGGAGAGAATATTGTTATTGGTAAAACGGATAATGGTCAGAGTCAATTATTGTCAGGGCCATTTGCTCCACCTTTAGAAAATCCACCTTTAGAAAATCCACCTTTAGAAAAGGTGGAGCCAAAGTAGACACTTACTTTTTTCCACCTTTAGGAAAGGTGGAGCCAAAGTAGAGACTTACTTTTTAAAAATTAAATTGTATTTTTGCTCCACTTTTTTTAAAAGTGGAAAAAGTGGAAAAGGTGGAATTGTATTTTTGCTCCACTTTTTTAAAAAGTGGAATTTTATTTTTGCTCCACTTTTTTAAAAAGTGGAAAAAGTGGAAAAGGTGGAATTTTATTTTTGCTCCACTTTTTTTAAAAGTGGAAAAAGTGGAATTTTTAATTTAAAGACAAAAAAATAATATAACTAAACATGAAAATTTGTTATATTATTTCTACTTGTGACAAATATTTAGAAACGCGTGTTAAATACCAAATGGAAATTATGTTAAAAGATGTACCACCATCAGACATTTTTTATTTGACTTCAAAAATGGATGCAGAAAAACGCCAGTTCGGCTGGAATTGCATGGATGATGAAAAAAATATTTCTTGGAAATATATTTACTTCATGTATCATATGAAAATTTTTGATTATGACTGGTACATATTCATTGATGATGATACGTTTGTTTTCCAAGACAGATTGGAAAACTTATTGCACAATTATAATTGCAATGAATGCTATTATATTGGCAAAGAGTTAGACCATATTAAAAAAAAATTCTGTTTATACATGTCTGGTGGTGCAGGTTATGCCATTTCAAAAGCATTGTATATGAAAATGCATTTGTATGTTCAAAAAAATGGCATTAATAATAGTTATAAACATTGGTGTGATGATTTATGTATTGGTTTATGGATCCAAGAAATGTCGAAAACAGACGAAAATGTAGTGCATCAATTAAACAATGATTTATTTCATTTAGAATTACATAAAAGTTCTAATGAATTAAAACATGCAATTACATTTCATAAAGTAATGACTTTAGAAAATTATCAATTTTATCAACAACTACTACACAAAAAAAAAGAAGTTACAAGTAAAATACAAAAAGAAGATACTACTTTTGCGCTTATTTGTGATGCTGCTTATTGGGAAAAAGCTAAAAAAACGATTATAGATTTACGAAGCAAGGGTAATTGGTGTGGTTCCATTGTATTGGCGACCATTGATTTTGATCTACAAACCAATTTCAAGGATTTTTATAATATAACAGAAGTGAAATTTCCACACATAGACAAGACAACACTTCTTGAAAAAATTGGCCAGCATGGTTTCTCAAATTCAGACAAGAGAGAAGTAAATAAAGTGAACCAATGGGAGAAATTGCACATATTTGACGATTATTTTAAGAGCTGGGATCGTGTGATATTTTTAGATGCAGGGTTGCGTATATTAGACGACGTTGTACACTTATTGGCACTCGATTATAAAAACAAAATTTTGGCGCCCATAGATGGAAAGCATAATGCATATAATGAATTCAAATGTCAGCTCTCCTATGATAAACCAGAATTGATTTCTTCTCTCGTCGACGAATTTGGATCAAATATTTTAGAATCAACTTATATGTTGAATTGTATTTGGATCTATGACACGCATATATTGAATTTGTGCGATAAAACTCAATTGATTGAGGCAATGAACAAATATCCATTTTGTAGAACAAATGAGATGGGGATTATGAATCTTTTGTTTCATTTTAAGTATCATGTATGGGAGCCATTTCCAATTAAAGCATCATCTATCAATAACAAGTTTTTGTTTGATTGGTGTGAATTAAATAATCCTGGAACAAATTGGAGAGATTATTGTAGTATGAAGTATCCAGTCACTATTAGTTTTGAAGATACATAAAATAGCGTTTTTGAAATTAAAATAATATATATATATATAAATGGAAAATCAACTAGTTGCAGGCGAACCAGTCGTAGGCGAAAATTACGCTGAAAAAAAAAAAGGAGAACTGAATCGATTAGGAAGATATGTAGGAAAAAAACTGCTAGGTTTGCGAGGTATGGCAGGATATGATACGTATTTATTTTGTTCAAACGAACGGGATTTTAATGACGCTTTGGGAATGGCTTGGACAAGAGATCGTACCAATGTACATGGTTCAAGAGGACAAATTCTTTCAGGCTGTTCTATGAGAACAAAAGACGACTTACAATATATCAATCCCTTTAGAGATTCACAACCTAGTTCAATCTCGCATCGCCCAGAAAATTACGGAGGTAAAAAACGTCGTTCCACAAAAAAGCGAAAATCGAAACGATCTCATAAAAGAGGTAGACATACAAAAAGAATTCGTTAAATAAATAGTGCAAAATATTATCACTATTCTTTATCTATTTTAAAATAATATATATATATATATATATTATAATGTCTGTTTCCATGAATTATCGTAACGTTACCAAAGTGAATGATACTTCCGAATTAAATCAAAAAAAAAAATATTATCAGGAGAAGCATTATAGGGGTAAGGGAAAACCTGGAGATTTTTTTTATTTAGGGAAATATATAAAGACTATATCCGTGCAGGAGAAATGGTTTGGTAATACAATATTTAATACAATATTTAATATATTTTTTAATTCTAAAGAACAAACACCTGAAGAAGCACTAGAGAATGAAAGACTTGCTAGACAAATCAATGATGTGAAAGACTTTAATCCCATAATTACAACTCCACATGGAGACATATCTGTCCCAGGATGTACAGCGATTAGATGGGGAGACGGAAAAGTAAAAGTTGGAGATTTATATTATTGGGACCCAGAAAATTACGGAGGTAAAAAACGTCGTTCTACAAAAAAACGAAAATCGAAACGATCTCATAAAAAAAGAGGTAGACATACAAAAAGAATTCGTTAAATAAATAGTGCAAAATAATATCACTATTCTTTATCCATTTTAAAATAATATATATATATGATGTCTTCTGTTAACATTCCGATGAGTGACGTTGCCAAAGTGCAGAATGCTTCCGATTTAAATTCAGAAAGAAATTATTACAAGTATCTTGGATCAAATCGTTCTTATTCAGGCCAAGGAGATTTTAACCATTTAGGAAACTATATAAAAACTATATCCAAGCCTGGGGATTTGTATGGTAAAACAAAACTTTATATATTTTTTGCTCGTGGAATACAAGGAGATCAAGAATCAAAAAAAAATAAAGATCTTGCTATGCAAATTAATGATTTGGATGCAAGATCTACACCCATAATTAAAACTCCAAATGAAATCATATATGTCCCAGGATGTACAGCGATTCAGGAAAGTGGAATGTTAGAAAAATTATTTGGAAACTTATATTATTTGAAGACAGCACCAGCACAAGCAGCAGCAGCAGCACAAGCAGCAGCAGCAGCAGGAGGCAGCAGAAAGGAAACATGGGGAGGTAAAAAACGTCGTTCTACAAAAAAGCGAAAATCGAAACGATCTCATAAAAAAAGAGGTAGACATACAAAAAGAATTCGTTAATTCTTTTGATCTATAGTATATGCATTGGTCCTAATGTAATGACTAAAACTTTGACAATTATGTTTATATAAATGATAAGAAGTATTCCAAGATTGAAGTAATTTATACAAATGTGAATCTATTTTTTTTATCGATTCAACAGACACAAGTTTTTTATTTATGGTATTAAAATTTGTTGTTAAAGAGTCAATATCTACTTTATCAATATAATGCACTTGGATTTTTCCAGGAATGCTTTTTCCTAGCAATAATTTTTTTATAACTTTACTATCCATATAATTTTCACAAGGGCAAAAATCAATTGCATACAAATTTTTGTACATTGTATCATTTACATTAAATTCATCCATTTTTGCAAGAACAATGTCATGAAAATTACATAATCCGCAATTGTATATAGGTATATTTATAATTTTGATAAAAAATTGCGTATATCCTATATGTATTAAATTTAACAACCAAAATTTCATATACATAATGTATATATTTATACATTATTTATTTATATACTTGTCGTAGAGAATGTTACAAAGATAATGTCGTCCATGGACTGATTTGTTGTAAAAACGGATGCGGTTAATTGGAATAGAGATGTAAATGGTGCTACAAATATTTACAAAATTGCTTATAATGTGATAAATAATAAAGAAAGACCAAATTATTTATCAAGAAGCAATAATTCATCAGGGTTTTAGACGAACCATCAAAACCAAAATTTACACGCTCTAAAACCTTGTTAATTTTTAATGGGATTTTTGTCCCATTTTAAATCTTCAAGGTTGTAAAGAGTTTTAATACTAAATTATATTATTTACTTAACTAATTGGTTACCACTTATTTGCCTTTTTGACACTGATTTTGGGACCAGCGCCGCGTTTTGTCTGTTTATTTGGGTCATATTGTTCTTCATCTTCGTCATCTTTGAGGCTTTTTGATAATTCCCAGAATTCTTTAGACCCTAATCTGAAATCGCCATGATTTTCAGCCTTGTACCAGAAGACTTGGTCATGCAATTTGTTGGATTTTGAGTTGTTATTTATTACCAAGCACTCATAATTCTCAGTACATTGATCCATCACCTGACAAAAGCTCTCAAATGTTGGAAACATGCCAGCGTAGTTTTCATAAATACGTTTTCTATTGGCAATATAATTTTCGCGTAAAATAAAAACGTAATCAATATTGGTGCGGAGAGTTGGAGGGATTCCAAGCGGATATTGCATTGTGATGACCAACATTATCTTCCAATGTCGCCCGTTCATAAACAAAAGTCTCATCATCTTATCTCGAGACCAGGTGTTATCGTATAAACAATCATCTAAAATAACAAATGCACGTGGATCAATATTGCTGCGTTTATATGTTTCCATTTCCTTTTTAATTTGCTTCAATACTGTGCGCTGTCGCTTCAATATATTTTCAATAATAGCAGTATTGTATTCATTATGAATGAAAAGTTTTGGCACCATTTTCCCGTAAAATCCGTTGCCCTCTTCTGTGCCGGATATAACAGTTCCAATAGGAATATCTTGCTGGTAGTAAAGAAGATCGCGAACCAAGAAAGATTTACCAGTATCACGCTTACCAATTAAGACAACAACAGGTCCCTTATTTTCATTTGGTTTGAAACTTATGTTTTTCATGTCAAATTTTTTTAACTCTAATGTCATATAACTTTTGGGAAGAATATTTTCTTTTGTTTTACGCAAATAAATAAGTTAAAAACACTAATAATTTATATATTATTTAGCTAAAGAATGATAAATGTAAACTATCAAAAAAGGAAAAATGCTGAACTTTTCAAAAGTTTAGAAGAACAGACTTCTCTCTTTCTCTCAAATGCTCAAAATTATATTCCGATTTACAACAAATTTTTTTCATTGAATGACACGAATTATAATAATATAAATTTAAACAACAAATGGCATTTGTCAAGTGTAAATGAAAAGCTGGAAGACAATATGCATTTATACAATTGCAGAGTAAAGAATTTTGTGACCAACAAAGTAAAAGATCGCGAAGTATTTTTTAAAATGGCACCATTATTAGACCCTTATAAATACTTAATTGGTAAATATACACAAACAAATGAAACACTTTTTTCATTACCATGTATTCCATCGAATGAAGCAGATTGTCATCCAAAAATGATGGATGTAAATAATTCTGCATATGTAGATGGGCTATTTTTGTATTTATCTAGTCAGCTCATTTACACTACCCATTTTCCACATGGCGTCGATTATTTTGGCTCTTTTCTAGGAATTAAAAATGATTTTACTTTAAATATTTTTGATGATATAGATTACTTACATAGTTCTGATTTTTTCAATAAGCATAAAAATGTTTTGTTTAAAGTGGACAACTATGATCATTTATTTCCTATTGATGAGAAACCTCTAAAACCTATTTGCATTGATCATAATAGTAGTGCAAAATCGCAATTGTCGATTCATAGTGTGGATGCACAAGTATTTGAAGAAGTATTTGATGATAATTTATTAAATCTGGATGATTTAAAAAATAGATCTATGGATTTAATTGACATTACAAATTCTTCCATTTTGGAAAAATCAAATACTAACGAAGGAGTTACATTAAAATCCAGTTCTACTTGTTCCTCTAGATCTTCTCATACAAATGACGAAACGGATTTACAATCCAACAGCGATTATGAAGAAGACGAAGTTGAAGATGGAGAGAAAGAAGGAAAAGATAAAGACGGAGACGAAGAAGATGGAGAAGATGAAGACGACGACGACGATGAAGATGACGACGATGAAGATGAAGTGATACATGCTACCATACCGAAATTTCCAGTCCAAGTCATTTGCATGGAATATTGTGAAAATACATTTGACGATTTAATCATTCATAATGAATTAACCCAAGAAGAATGGTATTCCGCATTTATGCAAATTATTATGATTTTAATAACATATCAAAAATGTTTCCATTTTACCCACAATGATTTGCATACAAATAACATCATGTATAACACAACAAATACAAAATACTTGTATTATTGTTATAAGAAAAAATATTATAAAATTCCTACATTTGGCCGTATGTTTAAAATAATAGATTTTGGCAGAAGTATTTATAAATTTGACGGCAAACTATTTTGCAGTGATAGTTTTCAACCAGGTGGAGATGCAGCCACGCAATATAACACCGAACCTTATTTAAATGAAAAGAAGCCACGATTGGAGCCCAATTATAGTTTTGATTTGTGTCGTTTAGCGTGTTCTATTTTTGATTACGTGATTGACGATTTTGAGGAAATCAAAGATTTAAGCAAATGTGAAGACCCAATTAAAAAACTAATAGTGGAATGGTGTTTAGATGATAATGGTGTAAATATGTTGTATAAAAACAATGGAACAGATCGATACCCTGATTTTAAATTGTATAAGATGATTGCCCGTTGTGTGCATCATCATACTCCTCATGCACAATTGGAACGCCCTGAGTTTAAGAATTTCTTATGTAACCATCCTGGCACAAATCAAGTCATCAATATAGATGATATACCAGTTTTTGTATAAAATAGTTATTTTATTTATATAATATAATAGTATGACTTCATTTGGTTTTATTGTTACAAGACATGTAAATTCTGAAAAAACAAATAAATATTGGAATCATACAATAAAATTATTAAGAAGTTATTATCCATATAAAAAAATAGTGATTATAGATGATAATAGTAATCAAGAATTTGTGAAAGCTGAATTTGATTATAACAATATAGAAATTGTGCATTCTGAATTTCCAGGACGAGGCGAATTATTACCTTATCATTATTTTATCAAAAATCATTATTTTGATAACGCGGTCATTATACATGATAGTGTTTTTTTCCATAAGCGTGTCAATTTTGAATTATTAAATAATATAAATGTGATACCATTATGGTTTTTTTATTCAGACAAAGAAAATGTAGAAAATACTTTGAGAATATCTAGGTGTCTTAAAAATAGTTTTTTTTTACAAGACAAATTGAAAAATGATAGTGTGTCCATGATGCCAAAGCAAAATTGGTATGGCTGCTTCGGTGTTCAGGCTTATATCAATCGTGATTACTTATTACAATTAGAATCTAAATATGGCATTACAAATATGATTTCTCAAGTAAAATGTAGATTAGATAGATGTTGTCTAGAGAGAATCATGGGTTGTATTTTTTTTACAGAAAATCAAAAAATCTCTGAAAAAAAATCGCTTTTTGGAAATATCATGAAGTATCAAACCTGGGGATACTCTTTTGATGAATATATGGCCAGCTTAAAAAAAGGCACTATTCCCAAGGCTGTAGTGAAAGTATGGACGGGTAGATAAGTTTAGTCACTCCGTTTATCGGTCACTCCGTTTAGAAATCGGGATTATCCGTAAATACTTTCGGCGCATTCCCTCCGTGATGAATGACAGGATGTATTTGTTTTAATAAAAAATGCCCAGCAACCACACTAATATACACTACCAATGCATCTCGAATCAACAATTTTAATGGTTTACTTTCTTTATCTATAAATCTCATTTCTAAAAATTTAACAATTAAAAATATAATAGAAATTATAAATGCATTTACAAATATACTATCCATCTAGTATATTTGTTGATAATTCTTATTCTTTTTTATACGCAAAATATTTACTCTAAAACTTCAATATCGTCTATCAGTAAATCTGGTAGCAATTCGAGTTTTGGCTCTTCAATATTATGAACGTCTAGACTATCTAGTTGAAAAGGTTGATCGGAAATAGTCAACTTTACATTGTCGTCATCTTCCTCTTCCGCTTCCTCTATTTTACGCTGTTGATTTCTTATTTGACTAATTTGTTCTAAAGTATTGACATCTTTTGGAGCACTAATGGATGTAATAGATCCGTCGGGTGTTTTTACTAGATCAATATCATTAAAACTTAAACGCGTATTTAAACCAGAAGTTTCTGATTCTTGTGATAAAGGTTGTGCTAAGGGTTGTGCTAAGGGTTGTGATAAAGGTTGCACAATCGGCTCATTTATGATTTCTTCCTTTACCTCTTCAATAACATCTTCTTCCATTGTTTCGTCCATATAAGCTTTTAAAATAGCCTCGACAGGAATACTTTCTCGCAATGTATTTAAAATACCTTCTTGTACAATAATTTCTAGTTCTCGATGATTTTTTTGTATTTGCAAAGGAGGAATACCAATCTCAAACAAGTATACGTTTTTGTATACTTTTCTTGCAACATTGACATAAGTTTTGTGAACAAAATCGTCTAATTTAGGAACATGAATATCAATTTTCTTTTGTTTCTGACCAACACGCATAGCAGTCAATACTTTTAATTGAATAATATGAACACATGTTACTAAATCTTCTAAATAATTGCAACCTGATTTTTCACAAATACGTTTTCTTTCTGTTTCTATGATTTGAGCATTCCACTTAGGAATACGTGAAATCAAATTTTGAAAAGTCATTAAATATTTATCCATTTCATTGTTTTCTTTGCAAAGTTTTAAAGATTCGTCTAAAATGGATTTGTATCCATCAATAATCAAAGGGGTTAATAGAGTAACTAAACGTGATGACCATTCGTTTTTTGATTCATGTAGCGCACTTACATTAAAATCGTCCATTCTTTAATTAAGAAAAGGTTTTTAAATATTATTTTCAAACTAATTTTATTTATATATATATATATGGCTGATACTAAATCCGAGATATTAGATAATAATATTGGTAAAGAAATTACATATACTCCAAAAGGTAATGACACAAAATCAGCCAAAGGTAAACTAGTTAGTTATACATACGATAAAGCAACTGATAACTTAACTATTAATATAAAAGGTAGTTTTTATGGAACAACAAAGGTCGAAAATATCAAAAGAGTTGATGTTCTTGATGGAAATGGAAGATATGATACATTACAATATGATATTCCTCAATTATTTCCTCAATTATTTAAAACTGAACCTGAAGCTACTAGTGGTTGGCAATGGCCTTTTGCTGGAAAACAAGAAGAACCTGTTGCTACACCTGGTCCTGCTCCTGAGACTGCTGCTCCTGAAACACCTGGTTCTGAAAGTGCTACTGAAACACCTGCTACTGAAACACCTGCTACTGAAACACCTGGTTCTGAACCAACGGAAAAAAAAGGTTTCTTTTCAAGATTAAAATCCAAAGCTTCAAATTTTGGGAAAAACATCTCTTCCAAAGCTTCAAATTTAAAAAACAAAATCTCTTCTAGATTCTCAGGTAAAGAAACTTCTAGTGATAATGTTACAATAGATTATGCTCTTCCTGCTTATATTATAGATGAAGCAATAGCAGCACCTGAAGCAGCTGCAGCAGCTGGAGGAAGTAAAAAGTCTAAAACTTGTAAAAGGTCTAAAAAATGTAAAAAATCTAAAACTTGTAAAAAATCGAATAAATCGAATAAATGTAATAAAACTAGAAAATCTAAAAAATAATTTACATAAAACTAATATTTTCCAAAGAAAAGTCTGCCTGCAAAAATATAAAGTTCACTATAAATAACATTAATAATTTCTCATTTCTAAATTCTTTTCGCACTTTATGAAAGCATAATAGCATTTCATAACGTTTTTGTTCTTTTATTTTATTTTCCAAAAATTTAGGATGTTCTAACAAATGAATAATATCTAAAGCACTATATGATTTTTCATACAATTTAGTACATAAAGTAATTAATTTATCCAGTGTTATATTTTTATCGATTGAATATTTGATCAACTCTTTTTTCAACCAATCACTATGATGCGCCTTGACATCTTTCATATGAAAATTTTCATTCAAATTATATTGATATAAATTAATTACAGATCCATCGACTACAGGCTCAGGTACATAAATTTCACAAAATCGCGATAAAATGGGCTTCATTAGATTATATTTATCTTCTGCAATAATAAAAAACCGCGTATTATGACTAAATAATTCAATACATCTTCGCAAAGCAGATTGCGCATCCATCGTCAATTTATCAGCATTTAACAAAACAATACTTTTAAAAATGTTTCCGCCATTAGAATGAATATGTGTTTTTGCAAAAAATTTCAAATCTTCGCGTATAAATTTAATTCCTTTTCCATGTGAGCAATTCACATACATGACATAGGATTTTATTTTCTCTCTATTTTTATCATAAATCTTGTGAATAAATTCATTGACAATCGTTCTTTTTCCACATCCAGAAGGTCCATGAAACAAAATATTTGGTATTTTATGTAGAGAATAAAAATAATCTAATTTTTCTTTTATATTTTCATGTATATTTAATGACATAGAGTGACTATATTAAAATACAAAGTGTTTTTATATTTTAATAGAACGTAATATATTTTACATTTTTTATACTGAGGTAGTCAAAGAATGTGTATATGGGTTGGATCTGAAAGCTGAAAGAATATCTGGTTCTATTCTCTCGCAACCCGCACATTCATTATAATATTGAGAAGAACGAATAGCCCCATATGTTTGAACCGAAGGAGGTTGTTCACTGATTCTAGAAAATGCGGGGTTAAATCTACCATCTAGACGATCTTGGTCACTTTTAATAGTACTTAAATGCATTTTCTGATTAAATATCTGGGTTCCACCTTCGTTTGGTCTATTATAAATTGTTTGCGATTTAATATCATTATTATGTTGATTATAAGCTGCACCATAACTCATATCTCCATATCCAGTTGCGTATCCACCGGCAGCAGTAAAATATTCGCAGCTGCTTGTTTGTCTTTGTGTCGCCTCTGGAGCAGTATAATTGTTTACATATAAGCTTTCCCTTTGATTATTAATATAAAAATTTGGTGCATACAAAGTGGTTTCCTTATTTGTGGTAGGAGTCGTGTCTTGCGGATTATAGACATAACCCTTAGGTACTGCCGAAGTAGCTTCTCCATAAATGCGAATATTATCAATGGTTTCGCTTTTACGTGTAGGTCTAAATATATCCATAATGGGTGCAATGACTGCCCCTATAGCTCCACTGAATCCAGAACCAAAAACTTCTTGTTGTTTAGAAATAGATCTATTGTTTTCATAATTGGTATAGCTTTTCACAAAATTATCGCCTCCATTTGTGGGGCCTTTTCCAATAGCACTGGCCGGTTTGACATCCATGCATGGCAAAGGAACACGCCTACTTTCTTCATAATTTTCGGGAGCAGAAGCCGCCTTAATATCTACGGATCCGGCAGGACCCATGTATTTTGTGGCAATATCATTGCGTCGAATGACTCCTAACTCTTGAATTGGTCTTAATGTTTCCCCCTTTTCTGCGCCAGTGGTTGTTAACCAGCGATCTTGCGTATTAATAAAAAACGTATCCGGACGCTGCTTCTCCACACGACCAAGCATTTGAGTGGTAGGAGCTGTTTTAATATAAGAATAAGCGGGACCTTCATGATTGATCATCTCATATTCCAATTTAGGATTGGTATCTACTCTTAATTGATCAATTGTTTTTGGTAGCCATTTGTCACGAGCTTCCATTCCCGAATTGAAGCCATTATTGCCATCGATCCCGAAACCTTTGTCTAAACCAGGGCCGACCATAATACTATCAAATGGCTTTGTATTGTTATTTTTCATACCGGGATTTACACGTGATTGATAAAAATCACTTTGATTTGGCATACCATACGCCCATTGCATATTGTCTTCTGGTTTAAACAAAGGTGCTTGCTCTATTTTCTTTATAGTTTGCGATCCAGAACCATTCATATTGTCCAAAACGGATTCCGTAATATCCATATCATATGTGCGACCTTTTACTTTTCCACCATAAAAAGGGACCATATTATTATGTTTAAATTGTTCAGAATTCAAATAATTTCCTGTTAAAGAATATATTTCTTGCGGATTTTGCCCAATAGATACATGATTTCGTTCTTTTTGCTGATATAAATTTTGATTAAAATATTTATCTGTAGCAGTATTTGGATTTGGGTACTTTTGAATGGTGTCCGTTACTTGATTTAAATTGGGAACTGGATAATTTTGCGGAGGAATGTTTGTATTTGGTAAATAATTATCTGTTTTTGTAGCTAAATTACTTCTGATTCCCATGTTTGTAAATTTTTCTTGTCCAGTCGATTTTCTTGCGTCTTTGTCTGCACAGGACTCATTTTGTTGATTGGATACAATATACATGCCACCTAATGCTAATAATGGGACTGCAAATTCCATATTATAATATATATATAAAACATTTTAAATATATATTTATTGATTTTACAAAACAATTATAGGCGCTCGCAAGAATTTGTTTGTAAACATGTAGTTGGGCCTCCTACATAACTGCCTCGAATTAAATTATATCTTCCCGGTAATTCAGAAGTTTCAGAAATATAACTTTTGTTTTCCATAATCATGCAATCACGTTTTGGTGTAAAATAGTCTTTTTCCAAAATGCGAGTGCTTAGATTATTTTGAAATGGCAAACAAGTATTTATTTGTGGATTTATAGGAGGATATTCCCATGCTACTTGCTCCACATCACGATACCACCATGCAGGATGAGTAGCTCTAGATTGATCCGTAAATAAATTGCTACAAGTAGGATATTTTATAGCTTCATTTGGAACATTATATTTAGTATATTCATCTTTGCCTAAACAATCCCTGCTAATGATTCTATTTACTCCTTGTAAATCGCTTTCCAATTGAATAGTATTTGTTCTTAAATTTGCTCCCCATTTTTGAATAATAATCTGAGGATCTTCTATATAGCAAGGATCTGCACCATTTCCTGGAACATTTAAAATCCAGCGACCTGGATCAGTTGCTTGTTGTAGCTCTTTTTTTGTTCTAGCATCATCATATTTAAATCTGGTACACGCCATTTATATATACTTTTAAAAAAAGTATAGCAAAATAAAGTAAATATACCTTTAAAAAAAGTATAGAAAAATAAAGTAAATATACTTTTATACTTTTAAAAAAAGTATAAAAAAAAGTATAGAAAAAGTATTTTTAAAGAAAAAGTATATAAATAAAATATATCAAAATAACATAATGTCAAAACCACCAACACTATGTTTAAACATGATTGTTAAAAATGAGAGTAAAATCATTACTCGAATGTTTGATTCTATAGTGAATATAATTGATTGCTATTGTATATGTGATACTGGTTCTACAGATAATACAATAGAAGTAATCACCAGTTATTTCGAAAGTAAAAATATTCCAGGAAAAATCGTTTGCGAACCCTTTAAAGATTTTTGCTACAATAGAAATTTTGCATTACAATCTTGTCTAAATATGTCTGATTATGTATTGCTTATGGATGCCGACATGATGCTTGAAGTAAAGAATTTTGATAAAATGATTTTGAACATCGCCTCCACATTTAACATTCTTCAAGGGAATGATTCTTTTTATTATCAAAACATCAGAATTCTTAAAAATAATGGCTTGTATAAATATGTTGGAGTAACACATGAATATATCGACACCCCACCCAATAGCACATTGTATGCTTTTGAAAAAAACCAGTTATTTATTAGAGATATCGGAGATGGTGGATGCAAGCAAAACAAATTTGAAAGAGATATTTCATTGCTCCTAAATGGAATTAAAGAAGAACCCAATAATGTTCGCTATTATTTTTATTTAGCAAATAGTTACCATGATAGTGGACGATTTGGTGAAGCTATTAATGCGTATAAAAAACGAATTGAAATGGGTGGTTGGAGAGAAGAAGTTTGGTATAGTTATTATCGCATTGGTTTATCTTTTAAAAACATGGGAAAAATAAAAGATGCGATTCATTATTGGTTAGAAGGCTACAATTTTTATCCAGAAAGACTAGAAGGATTATATGAAATAATTCAACATTATAGGATCGATTTTAAACCAAAATTAGCAGAAATATATTACAATATTGCAAAAAAGATATTGGAATTAAATCATAGAAGAGATGATTATTTATTTTTGCATGAAGACGTATATAGTAGTAGAATCTATTATGAATACACTATTTTTGCATCTTATTTGGGTATAAATAATATAAATGATGAAGTTGTAAAAATATTAAACAATTCAAAAATTGGACATGAAGTAGACAATTTATTATCCAATATGAAATTTTATAAATATATACTTACTCCTAGTTCTAGAATCATTTTTGATGATATAAATTCTGCCATTATTAACAATGATGCCATAAAATTTTATTCTTCTTCCAGTTGTTTGTTACCTGTTAATGAATCAAATCCAGTAAAATATATCATGAATGTTCGATATGTCAACTATTATATTACTGATCAAGGTTATTATTTAGATTGCGATAAACATATTATAAGTATAAACAAATATGTTGAATTGGACAAAAACCTAAACATCATTTGTGAAAAATGGCAACAGCTAAAATTTGAAGATCGACGATACATTGGCATTGAAGATGTACGGATATTTCATGATATTGAAACAAAAAAACAATTATTTCTTGGAACTGGATTTCATAAAAATGATCAAATTGGTATTGTAATGGGTAATTATGAGCCAAAAATACTAGATCCAACCTTTGTAATGGATTCTACAGAAGTAAGATCTAATTTCAATAATTCAAGTTGTGAGAAAAATTGGGTATTTGTCAATTATGAAGGCTCTACACATATAATATATGATTGGCATCCTATGCGCATATGCAAAATGAACTATGAAACCAACGAGTTACATCTTGTAAAAACGAAACCTGTACCACAAATATTTTCTCGCGCACGTGGATCAAGTAGTGGTTTTACATATGTACAAGATAGCGAAATATGGTTTGTTCAACATATTGTTTCCTATGAATCGCCGCGTCATTACTATCATATGATATCTGTATTTGACTTGAGTATGAATTTGTTACGATATTCTGCTCCTTTTAAGTTTGAAGGGGAGCCAATTGAATATTGTCTCAGTATTGTAGTAGAAAGTGAGCGTGTTCTCATTAATTATAGTACATGGGATAGAACAACACGAATAGGTGTTTACGAAAAAAAATATATAGATTCTCTCGTAAAATACTTACATGTGTAAATTACAAACATTTTATTAAGAATAAATTACGTCTTTGTTATCGTAATAGTCAATATTTGTTCTATTGTTTTCCAATAAAACATGTATTTGTTCTCTTTCTGCTTCAGAAGTAGAAGTTTGTTTTGATTTAATCATTTGTACAATAGGATTCAACAATAGGCGATCATTGTGATAATAATTTACAATAATATTATATTGAATATAAGAATATAATAATTCGTGATTCGGATTTGCTATAAAAAAAGGCACACAATACAATAAAACGTGATATGCTTCTTTTGTTTTATTAAAATCTAAATATTTTTGCACACTAGTCATAATTAAATGTATATTATGTATTGGTTGCAAATAGTTGGATACAATACCAGGATAATCTCCATAAAATAAATCAAACAAATCTGGATTCTCTCGTTGAACCATCGTCATTACTGCTTCGTCAATTTGATACCAATCATTTGCATATATTTCTTCCGTTTTTTCTTTAAACAATTCACAATATTTCAATATATTTTCTTTCGAGCCACTAAATAATCCCCCTGCACTATGATGATATATATTTTGAAACATGATTTTGTTATCAATAGTTTCAAGGTAAGGATTGATACATAATTGTTTGATGGTATCTGGAATAGTAAAGATCCACTCGTGAATTCTCTCTGTATTTTGAGCTACATGATTGATGCCAAAGTCCATCCAAACAAAATGACTACTGCCAAAAGGATTGGCTTCAATGGCACATTTCATAAAATCAAATTTATTATTGTTTAAAATAATATACATGGGTGTTTCGTGATCTACATGACCATTCAATATATGAAATTTTTGTTGAAGTTCTTTTAATTTGTCTAGATGTTGGTAATAATAAGTATGTTCAAATGATTTTGTACAAATACACAAGTAAGGATTTTTCGAATATTTATAAACAAGATCAATTATTTCTTCTTCATCTGTAAATACAACCAAAGGATAGTTCAATTGCAATATGAATTTTTTTGCATCTTCAAAATATTTTTCCACGCTATGGTTATATACGCAACCACTAGTATTTGCTTCTTTTTTTCTTATGTTATAAAACATGGTAACAATAGTAGGTAATGGTTTAATTGGATGTTTGCATTTTCCCCAATCAACATGCTGTATATTTTGTATTTCTTTATTGTATATTTGTTGAATAGTTTCATTTCCATTTTTATTTTGAAACAAAGCAATAGGGTTTATACTACTGGAATTCGTAACATATTCGGTGCCTTCTTGAAAATGCAATAAATAAATAGTATTGTTACTACTTTGTATACCTTGTTTACAAATAAAACTAGATGTTTCTTCCAATTGTAAGTAAGTATTGGTGGCTCTACCCAACACTCCAGGACCAGCAAAATCTAAATTAGAATAAGGTATAATATTATTTTCGACGTTGTATACTATACGTTGAATACACTCAAATAATATTGGATGTTTAGGCACAGAAGCAATAAAGGCATTGAATAAATTATGAGTTCCTATGTTTGGATTATTGTTCAAATCTATTGGTGTCATGAATTCGATTTCATCATTTAAAAAATCATCGATTGGATGTAGGCAAATTGTATCCATGTCTACGTATATACCACCACAAATGTACAAAATACAATAACGCCATAAATCGGCTTTAAATGCGCCGGGAATGATTCGACAATAAGCATTGTATATTTTGATATCAAAATGCTTTCTTATAAATTGTTCACAATCATGGTCATCATATAAAAAATAATTATAACCTACATTTTTTGAAATCCATGTAGTGGGTAGTTTTTGAAAATCATTGGAAATTTCTTTTGTTTTCCAAGTTTGAAAAATTTGACGAGGAATTTTCGACATATTCTATTTTAATGTATTAAATAAAATAAAATATATAAACTAATAATCTAATCTACATATATATGCTAAAGTGTTTTATGTGTATGTCTATTTTATTTTGTAAATTCATCGATATTGTAACACCATTTTTTATAAAAGCAAATACAATGATAAAATCCTTTTCTTCTATTTTTACAAAAAAACGAACTTTACAAATTACGAATGATACTCTTTTACCTGGTTTTATGAATCACGACCCTAAAAAAGAAGCTCAATTACATCATGAAAAAGATATTTAGTTTATTCATTTGTATAGTAAGTATTTCTGTAATAGGTGATGCATTCACCAAAAAGAATATCTTGAATGTTGTATAATGTAAAAATGGCATAAGAGGTATCGTCATTTAATGTAATAACTGAATTGTAATTTATATTCATATTCATAATCGGAAAAATAGAAAATGGGTCTTTTATCAACAGAATAGCAGTTTGATTCTGTTTTAAATTAGATTGTATATTTTTTAGCTCTTTACATTCTGTTGTATCCAATGTATAGTAAGCAATGGCGTTTTCTTGTTGAGGAATTGTAATGGTATTCTCTACTACTAATAATGGAATATTTATTTCTGATATATTGCTTGGTCCAGGTGGCCCTGGTGGCCCTTCTGGTCCTGGTGGTCCTTCTGGTCCTGGTGGTCCTTCTGGTCCTTGTGCACCATCTACCCCATCCACACCATCCAAATTTACATGATAATAACATTCTTCTTTTTTAGAAAAATCGCCATGAACATTGGTAATATCTTTAATTAACATTTGTCCAGAAAGTGGATTATAATATTGAATGGTACCTTCAAATGTATTCAATTCAGAATTAATAGAATTTGGTACTTGTGCAACTATTATAGAATTTCCGCTTATATATGCTAATCCAGTTTCTACATTTAAAGAAAAAAAATCGTATTTTTCAGGTGATAAATGTATTTTATTAATAGTTTTTGTACAGAATCTGTCACCATCTTTTCCTGCGGGTCCAGTAGGCCCTTCTATCACTTTTTCAACTATTTGCGGTGATTCATAAGATTTAATAGGTGCTATTGATCTTATAATTGTTACAGGCATTTGATTTTTTTTGTTTAAAGAAAACAAATAATGATTTCTTTCCATTATATTAAATTAAAATATTTTATTATTACGATTTTTGATATTGTCTAAAATATTTTAATTGGGGTTGAATGATTTCT